TTAAGACGCTCACCTTCTTCAGCGAGCAGGATCCCCTGTCGCTGCTGCAAAGGTGGCGGGGAGGGACAAATGGTAACAAGTGATCCGCTGGTGCTGACCAACGTGGTGACCAGTACCGCTATCGTTTTGCGCCTGATGATGTTTCGTAAGCCCGGCGGGCGACACAACTGGTGGGCGTCATGGCTGGCTTATCTGATCATCCTGGCATATGCCACTGTGCCATTCCGTTTCATGTTCGATTTCTATTTCCATGTTCACTGGGCGACCGTGCTGATGAATCTCATCATCTGCGCTGCTGTATTCGCGGCGCGCGGTAACGTAGCCCGGATGGCGGATGAGCCGTTTGACTATATCGGTCATCCGTTCAACGACCCGGCGTCGGTTAACACCCTCGCCAGTGAAATGAACGATACCAGCGGTCGATGGAGCTATGTTCGTCAGCTTTACGGGCATGTGTACACCGCGAAGCTCGGCACCCTGTCTGAACTGGTGGCGGCCGGTGACCTGTTCAACCTGCAACACATCACCCTGGCGGGTTACGAAAAAGAGACGCAGACCCCGGCGGATGAACTGGCGGCCAGCCGTACAGCCCGCGCCGCAGTCTTTATCCGCAACGACCCGGCGCGCCCGACGCAGACCGGTGAGCTGGTGAATATGCTGCCGGCGCAGAAAGGGAAGCGCTTCACGGTGACCGAGCAGCAATCCCTGCTGGCGCACGGCGTGGCAACGGCATATGTCGAAGGCGGTGTGCTGCGCATCCAGCGCGATGTGACCACTTACAAAACCAATGCCTGGGGATCGGCGGATAACAGCTATCTCGACAGCGAGACGCTCCATACCAGCGCCTATGTGCTGCGTGCGCTGAAGTCAGTCATTACCAGCAAATACGGTCGCCATAAACTGGCGAATGACGGAACCCGCTTCGGATCCGGCCAGGCGATTGTGACACCGGCGGTGATCAAGGGTGAACTTCTGGCGGTGTATCGCCGTCTGGAGCGCGCGGGCATCGTCGAGAATTACGACCTGTTCAAGAAATACCTCATTGTTGAGCGCGATGCGAACAACCCGAATCGCCTCAATACTCTTTTCCCGCCGGATTACATTAACCAGCTGCGTGTCTTTGCTGTCGTTAATCAGTTCCGCCTGCAATATCCAGAGGAGACAGCCTAATGTCCCGTATTGGTGGCACCTGTTATTTCAAAATTGACGGGCTTCAGTTGTCCCTGACCGGGGGCATTGAAGTGCCGATGAACAGGACGGTCAATGACGATGTTATTGGCCTGGATGGTTCTGTGGATCGCAAGGAGACGCACCGCGCGCCCTACGTTAAAGGGACTTTCAAAGTTCCGAAGGATTTTCCTGTCAATAAAATTACCACGTCGGATCAGATGACCATTACCGCTGAACTGGCGAACGGGCAGGTCTACGTGTTGTCGTCTGCCTGGCTTCATGGCGAAGCAAACCACAACGCCGAAGAAGGTACGGCAGATCTTGAATTCCACGGTGAAGAAGGAGATTACCAGTGAGCGAACTTGAACTGACAAAGCCGATTCAGGCGCATGGCGAAACGATCAGCGTGCTTGAATTTGAAGAGCCAACAGGAAAGGACGTGCGTGAGCTGGGCTATCCCTATCAGCTGAATAATGATGAGTCCATCCGACTGCTGGCGAACGTCGTTGCAAAATACATCATCAAGCTGGCCAGGGTTCCGCAAAGCTCTGTTGATCAGATGTCGCCTGTTGATCTGAACAGTGCCGGCTGGCTGGTGGCCGGTTTTTTCCTCAAGGGCTGACAGCCGAATCCATCATTGATCGTTATTTCGACTGCGCCAGTTACTGGCGCATTAACCCTTATGAATTGTTGAATATGCCGATCAGTGAGGTACCACTGCTGATTAGCCAGGCGAACAGGATTGAGCAGGAGAAAAACTGATGGCTGGTGAGTTTGAACTGAAAGCGCTCATCACAGGCGTTGACAGGCTTTCGCCCGCGCTTGGCCGGATGCAAAAAAATATCAGCAAATTCAAGCGGCAGGCAGAGTCAGGCGGGCGCGGCGGACTGGCAATGGCCGCCGGGCTTGCCGCCGGACTCACGTTATCGCTTCGCTCATATGCCCAGCAGGAGGATGCGGCGACCGGGCTGAAAGTCGCTATGATGCAGGCAAACGGACAGGTCGGCGCAAGCTTCGAAAATATCAACAAACTGGCAATCGGTCTGGGGAATAAGCTGCCCGGTACCACTGCCGATTTTCAGAACATGATGCAGATGCTGGTGCGCCAGGGTATTCCGGCTGAAAACATCCTTGGTGGCGTCGGTGAAGCGACCGCCTACCTTGCTGTGCAGCTCAAAAAGACACCTGAAGCGGCGGCGGAATTTGCGGCCAAAATGCAGGATGCTACCGGTACGGCATCGAATGACATGATGGGATTGTTTGACACTATTCAGAAAGCTTTTTACCTCGGCGTCGACGATACCAACATGCTTTCGTTTTTCACCAAGACCAGCTCTGTCCTGAAGATGGTTAATAAAGACGGGCTGAAAGCAGCCCAGGGTCTTGCGCCGATAAGCGTGATGATGGATCAGATGGGGATGGAGGGCGAATCCGCCGGTAATGCATTGCGGAAAGTCATTCAGTCTGGTTTAGATGTCAAGAAAGTCAAAGCCGTAAATCAGGTGCTGGGGCGTCAGAAACTCGGCATTAATCTCGACTTTACCGACGGTAAAGGCGGTTTCGGTGGCCTTGACAACCTGTTTAAGCAGTTATCAAAACTGCGCAAACTAACAGATGTCAAGCGCACCGGTGTACTTAAAGCCCTGTTTGGTGATGATGCAGAAACCCTCCAGGTGGTGAACGCGCTCATTGATAAAGGTAAGGACGGTTACGACCAGATTCAGGACAAAATGAACAGGCAGGCCAGCCTGAACAAGCGCGTGGATGCACAGTTAAACACGTTAACCAATCTCTGGGATGCCATGACCGGTACCGCGATAAACGGGCTTGCATCGATTGGGAGCGCATTTTCTGGCGACACCAAAAAAGTGATCACCTGGCTTGGTGATATCAGCGAGAAGTTCGGTAAGTTCGCTGAACAAAACCCGAAAGTTATCCGGGGCATTGTTGGCGCTGCAGCCGGGTTTGTCGGTCTGAAACTCGCCATGCTTGGCGTTAACACCGCGCTGGGCTTTATCGGCGGTTCACTGAAAATGACCCCGATGGGGGCGTTTCTCCGCCTGGCGGCTATCGGTATCGGTTATGTGATCGCGAACTGGGATAAATTTGGTCCGATAATCGAGAAGATATGGGAAAAAATTGAATTCCTCACCAGTGGAACCGATGGCTGGAAAATAGCGCTGGCAGGTGTGGCGGCGTATATCGCGGGTAAATGGCTCACCACGATCATCAGTTCAGTCAGAACTGTGGGGACAGAGGCTGATGTTGCCAGTAAGAAAATGGGGTTGCTGGGTAAGCTTGGGCTGGCATCGATGCTCTACGCGCCTGTCGAAGGTGCGATGGAGTCGACTATCGGCAAGACATCCGCTGGCGACTGGATGAAAAACAACGGGTTGTTCCTGGCGTCTGACTGGACGCCATTCTTCAACCGGCAGAATATGGAAGAGTATGAGAAGGGTATCAAGCGCGGACCCGGCGCTGCCGCCGCTGCACCTAAAGGTGAGCTTAAAGTCTCCTTTGAGAATGCGCCACCTGGTATGAAAGTGGATCCTTCCGGCCCCGGTTTTCAGGGGATTAGTTACGATGTGGGATATACCAACATTGGTAGAACCGCCTGGTAGTCTTCTTATAGCCGCCCCGGACGTGATAGTTTTATGTAAAACGAAATAGCTATGTAGGCTTCACTCTGGGGGTTGGTTATGCGTATCGCTGTTTTTTTGTTTAGTATTCTGTTGGCTTGTGGTGTTTCTGCTGAGCAATGCTACCCAGCATTTAACGAGACTGATTTACTGGCGGCTGTTGGGAAAAAACCATTAAAGAAAAAAATCAAAAAGGAAGGGGGTATAACAAAATACCAGTACGAGTTCAGGAAGGAGTTAACTGGTGATGAAGCATTAAGTGATGATGCAAATATAAAAAATGAGCCTCAGTTTTATTTGACTATTTACGATCCACCCTGTGCCAGTAAAGTAACTATATGGTTTTACAAAGATAACGAAAACACGGAAAAGCTAAGTAACGTCACATTAGCTGGCAGGGCTTATCACTATCTGACGGGGGTAGATCCGGCGATATTTGATAATAAAATGAATCGGTTTAACGAAGTTCAGCATTTCGAATCATTCGAAGATAAGGCTGATTCTAAATTCATTCATATAAGCGACTTTTATACCATTGATGTGATGTTGAAATAAATGTTCGCTGTAAATCTAACCCGCTCAGGCGGGTTTTTTTATACCCGGAGAAATTATGGCGTGGAAAGACAGGCTTGTTGATGCGTCGTTTCGCGGCGTGAAATTTAAAGTTGAAGATGAAAGCGCAGGGGTGGGGCGCCGGGTTGAGACGCACGAATACCCTAACCGCGACAAGCCGTACACCGAAGACCTGGGTAAAGTGACCATGCGGCCGAATATTTCGGCGTATGTGATCGGCGATGACTGCTATGAGCAGCGCGACAGGCTTATCGAGGCGCTGAACAAACCCGGACCCGGCACGCTGGTACACCCGTCTTATGGTGAACTGAAAGTCTGCGTTGATGGAGAAATTCGCGTCAGCACCACCACCAGTGAAGGGCGCATGGTGCGCTTCGACCTGCGTTTCGTTGAGGCCGGGGAACTCTCTTACCCGACCTCCGGCGCGGCGACAGCGCAAAACCTGACCACATCCTGTTCCGCTCTCGATGACTGCATCAGCACGGGGTTTGAGCGGTTCGGCATGGACGGTATGCCTGACTTTGTTCAGGCCGGTGTGATTGACGATGCGACCAGCATGGTCGGTTTTGTGTCCGATAAAATGAAAATGGTCGACGTCGCGATTTCAGCCGCCGCCAGGGCAATGCAGGGGGATATCTCCGTCCTGTTGCCGCCGCCTTCATCCGGTAAAGGTTTCGTTGAAGCGCTTCAGACGATGTGGCGCGCCGGGAAACGCCTGTCAGGTAACGCCGGCGATCTCTACACGATGATTAAAAACTTTTCCGGCATCACGCTGGGGAGTGACCTTGCCCCGCGTGGCGTCTGGAAGACTGACAGCGCGACCACCCGAAACCGGATCCGGCAGCGCAATTATGTCGCCAGCGCTATCCGTACCACGGCGATCAGTGAAGCCGCTTACGCCGTGACAAATCTCCCGGCGCCAAAAGCACCCGGTGTGAATGACAGCAGCCAGCCTGCCGGCTGGCCAGCGGTGTCCCATCCCGCTTTGAATAATGCCCCGGCAGCAACCAGACCGGCACCCTTGCCGACCTGGGAAGATCTGGTTGATATCCGCGACACGCTGAACCAGACGATTGATAAAGAGATGACCCGTACTGACGACGATCAGCTTTTTCTTGCGCTGCGCCGGGTAAAAGCCGATCTGAATGCGGATATCAAAGACCGTCTGCAGCAGACACAGAGAACGGTTATTCGCACGCCCGATGAGGTGACGCCCGCACTGGTGCTGGCTGCAACCTGGTATGACAACGCCACGCGGGACAGCGACATTATCCGCAGGAACGCGATTGCCCATCCCGGCTTTGTCCCTGCTGAAGAACTGAGGGTGCCTTTGCAATGAACGATAACGTAACGCTGCGTGTCGACGGGCGGGAGTGGGGCGGCTGGACGTCGGTGCGGATCGGCGCCGGGATTGAGCGGCTGGCGCGCGATTTCAGTGTGGAGATCACCCGCGAATGGCCCGGCGGTGATGATTCAAAATCGTTACAGCCGCGCATCAGGAACGGTGCAAAAGTTGAGGTGCTGATTGGTGATGATCTGGTGATGACCGGCTGGGTTGAAGCCACCCCGGTGCGCTACGACGCCCAGTCAGTGAGTACCGGTATAAGCGGTCGCAGCCTCACGGCTGACCTCATCGACTGCGCCGCAGAGCCGACGCAGTTCAATGGCCAGTCGCTGGTTCAGGTTGCCGCAGCCCTGGCGAAACCCTTCGGTATTGAGGTGGTGAATTCCGGCGCGCCTTCTGGTGCGATACCCGGCGTGCAGCCTGATCACGGTGAAACGGTTATCGAAGTCCTGAACAAAATGCTGGGTAAGCAGCAGGCGCTGGCGTATGACGACCCGCGCGGCAGGCTGGTTATCGGCGGTGTCGGCTCCACCCGTGCCACCACGGCGCTGGTGCTCGGGCAGAACATCATCAGCTGCGACACCGAGAAAAGCATCCGGGAGCGGTTTTCCACCTATCAGGTCAGCGGCCAGCGCGCCGGTAATGATGACGACTTTGGCGCGGCTACCACGTCGGCACTGCGCGCGAAAACGACGGATGCGGGTATCTCCCGTTATCGTCCGATGGCAGTCCAGCAGACCGGGCAGGCAACGGGGGCAAGCTGCATCGCCCGCGCTGAGTTTGAAGCCCGCCAGCGGGCAGCGCGCACGGATGAGACAACCTACACAGTATGGGGCTGGCGGCAGGGTGACGGCACACTGTGGCAGCCTAACCAGCGCGTCATTGTGTCTGATCCGGTTTGCGGTTTCGATAACCGGGAAATGCTCATCTCGGAAGTCTCTTTCATCAAAGACCGCAGCGGCACACTCGCTGAGCTGCGTATTGGTCCGCCGGATGCGTATCTGCCTGAGCCAAAAGATCCGAAGAAACGTAAAAAATCCTCTGACAAGGACCCTTTCTGATGCGAGCACTGCAGAGCCTGCAACGGCAGGTACAGAGTCTTATCGCGCGGGCGGTTATCGGCAGCGTGAATGCCGGCACGAAGTGTCAGACCGTCGATGTTTCCATGATTGCGGGCGAAGAGAAATCCGGTATTGAACACCTTGAACCTTATGGCTTCACATCCCGCGCCACATCCGGCGCGGAAGCGGTACTTCTTTTTCCCGATGCTGACCGCTCGCACGCCGTGGCGGTGGTGGTTTCAGATCGCCGGTACCGGATTAAGGGGCTTACCACCGGAGAGGTGTCGATTTACGACGATCAGGGGCAGTCCGTAACGCTTACCCGCGCCGGGATCGTTGTCGATGGCGGCGGTAAGCCGATCACCTTTATCAACGCGCCGAAGGCAAGATTTGAAATGGACATTGAGGCCACCGGCCAGATTAAGGATCTGTGCGACAGCAACGGACAGACAATGGCTGGCATGCGCATCGCCTATAACGGACACCGGCACAAAGAAAACGGGCAGGGAAATAACACAAATACCCCGACCACACCGATGGAGGCGTGATGGAGCTCTGGCTTACAGTAAACGGGCAGCGGGTAAGCGCCAGTGCGCAACTGGATATGCTGACCCGCGCCGTGGTGATTTCTCTTTTTACGTGGCGCCGCGCCGAACCCGACGATAACGCTGACGTGCCGATGGGGTGGTGGGGTGACTCATTCCCCGCAGTACAGAACGATCGCTACGGCTCCCGCCTCTGGCTGCTGCAGCGCAGCAAACTGACCAACCAGCTTGTTCAGACCGTGCGGGTCTATATCCGTGAAAGCCTCCAGTGGCTTATCGATGACGGGGTGGTGTCACGCATTGACCTGGATATTCAGCGCACCGGTATCAGTGAACTGGCAAACAGCATCACGCTGTGGCGCCGTGACGGGCCGGTGACGATTTCATTTAACGACTTATGGAGCGCGATCACAGATGCCGGACAGTGAATTTCAGCGGCCAACGCTGGCCGAAAATATCAGCATGATCCGCACCGACCTTTTTTCGATGCTGGATGTGAGCGACACGCTGCGCAGGATGGATGAGGATGTGAGGGCGAAGGTTTACGCCGCCGCTTTGCACACGGTCTATGGCTACATTGATTATCTGGCGATGAACATGCTGCCGGATCTCTGCGATGAAACCTGGCTTGCGCGGCATGCCGCGATGAAGCGCTGCCCGCGAAAAGATGCCACTGCCGCCACCGGCTACATGCGCTGGGAGGGCGTGGGCAGCAACATCACTGTTAATGCCGGGGCCGTTATTCAGCGTGATGACCTCGTACAGTACACGGCTGTCGCGGATGCAACCAGTGCGGGCGGCGTGCTGCGGCTGCCCGTCGTATGCAGCACGCCAGGCACAACCGGCAACGCAGACGACGGCACGACACTGGCACTGGTGACGCCCGTATCCGGTCTGCCTTCCGGCGGCATGGCGGATACAATTACCGGTGGCTTTGATACTGAAGACCTTGAGACCTGGCGGGCCCGCGTGCTGGAGCGTTATTACTGGACGCCGCTTGGTGGCGCTGACGGGGATTACATTGTGTGGGCGAAAGAGGTTTCCGGCGTCACCCGCGCCTGGACATACCGGCACTGGCTGGGTACCGGGACGGTTGGCGTGATGGTGGCAAGCAGCGACCTGGTGAATCCCGTCCTTGACGCAACCACTGTGGCAGCGGTGCAGGCGCATATTGAGCCACTGGCCCCGGTTGCGGGATCGGATCTCTTTGTTTTCACTGCGGTACCGCATTCCGTTAATTTCACCATTGACCTGAACCCGGATACTGTTGCTGTTCGAGCGGCGGTTGAGGCTGAGTTACGCGCCTTCCTCCTGCGTGATGGCGTGCCGGAAGGTAAGCTTGAACTTTCCCGTATCAATGAGGCCATCTCTATCGCAACCGGTGAATACAGTCACAAGCTGGTTTCTCCTGTCGCGGATATTTCCATTGCGAAAAACGAGCTTGCGGTGCTGGGGGCTATCACATGGCTGTAACCCGTGACGATTACATCAGTCTGCTGTCTGCACTGTTGCCGCCAGGCCCCGCATGGTCACCTGATGATCCGGCGATAAGAGGTATGGCACCATCATTGCTGCGGGCGCATCAGCGCGCAGATGCACTGATGCATGAGACAGACCCGCGCACTACAACCGAACTTATCGACCGCTGGGAGCGAATTGCAGGGCTACCTGATGAGTGTATTCCAGCAGGCACACAAACAATCAGGCAGCGCCAGCGGCGGCTTGATTCGAAGCTCAATCTGACCGGCGGTATTAACGAAGCGTTTTATCTCGCGCAACTCGCGGCACTCGGCATGCCGGATGCCACGATAACCCGGTATGACAAGAGCGTGTTTAAATGCTCATCAAAATGCACAGATGCGCTCTGGTCACCGGAGTGGCGTTATTACTGGCAGGTTAATATGCCTTCCGCAGTTAATGTCACAAACATGGCCTGCACAGATAACTGTAAATCCCCGCTGCGCTGGTGGGGAGATACCATTGTCGAATGTGTAATCACTAAGCTTTGCCCGTCCCACACCCATGTCATATTCAAATATCCGGAGTAACCATGCATCGTATTGATACCCCCACCGCGCAGGTGGATAAATTTGGCGCGGGAAAAAATGGCTTCACGGAGGGAAATCCTCAGACCGGAACACCAGCCACTGATCTTGATGAAACCTTTTTCGATATGCTTCAGGAGGAACTGGCGAAGGTAGTTGAATCGACGGGGGTTGCACTTGATAAGACAAAGCATGATCAGCTAAAAACCGCACTTACGACTTTATTCCAGGGTAAAAATACAACCCTGACCTCACTTTCAGGATTAGCCGGGGCGGCTAACAAAATCCCCTATTTCACGGGACCGGCTGCTCTTGCCCTGACCACACTTACTGATGTGGGGCGCAGCCTTATTGAACAGTCTACTCAAACTGATGTGCTTAACTTTCTCGGTATCACGTTCACTGCAGGAAACGGTTATATCATTCTGAAAGTCGGGCCATGCATTATTGCTTGTGGTAATGCGAACGCTACAACTACTAGCCAGGGAAACCTCAATGTGACCCTGCCGACAACTTTCCCGAATACAGTCATGTTCAGCGAGGCTACTCAGGCTAACAGCTCATACGCAACAGACACCGATCCAATTATCTATTCTCCATATGCTATTGGAGCGGGGCCAATTACCGCCGCTGGGTTTGCAGCCCGAAACACGAAAACTGGCGCGCCTCTGGCGAACACAATAGTAGCGTCTCGTTATTTAGTGGTGGGGTTCTGATATGAAAGTTTTTTACAGCACCAAAATTAATGGTTTTATCATGGAATTCACAATACCCGATTTTGTGCGGGCAGGGACGCTACCCAATGATTTAAAAGAAATAACCGAAGAAATTCATGCTGAGTTCCTCGCAGGAAAGCCTGGCTACAGAATGGAACCGGGCGATGACGGTAAACCTTCGTGGGTCGCTAATGAGACATAATGTGGGTTAACGGTTAGGAGGTCACTAAGTGACCTCAATGAAAATTTACACTTCATCTAACCACTTCCCATAAAAGCAACTTAACCAAAATCATAGCAGCATTGCGAAGCGGGGACTTGATCAACTGTGCCGATAAATCTACTGTATATAAAAACAGTATTAAGCAGGGCTACATCATGCAGTTCATTAAACCAGCAGATTTTCCGCGCGCAGTTGTCGCGCTTCCGCTCTTCAGCGACCTTGTGCAGTGCGGGTTTCCCAGCCCGGCGGCGGATTATGTTGAGCAACGCATCGATCTAAACGAGCTGCTGGTGCAGCATCCCAGTGCCACGTATTTCGTGAAAGCTGCTGGTGACTCGATGATCGAAGGTGGGATAAGCGACGGGGATCTGCTTGTCGTCGACAGTTCCCGCACCGCGCAACATGGCGACATTGTGATTGCGGCGGTAGATGGTGAATTCACAGTGAAGCGCCTGCAACTGCGACCAACTATTCAACTCAACCCTATGAACTCCGCATACAGCCCTATCAGGGTAACCAGCGAAGACACGCTCGATATTTTCGGGGTCGTAACTTTCATCGTTAAATCAGCGAGCTGATCATGTTTGCGCTGTGCGATGTGAACAGCTTTTACGCGTCG